AAGTCGTGAGCCGGCACAGAGTTTTGAACAGTACATAGATACCAGTTCAGGCACAGGCAAGTACATTCCTATCACACTAGACGAACACTGGAATGGAGATCATATGCGTGATGTTCGACGTCGTATGATGGCGGGCGAAACCCTGCCCGAGTGCGATGTGTGCAATAGCAAATTATTAAACACAGACGTATATCGAAACTATTTTAATCGACTATTTGGGCATAAGTTAGCAGACTTATGGGACACAACGGACACAACTGGTCGTACCACCATGAAACCTGTCAGCTGGGACTATCGCTTCAGTAACTTGTGCAATTTTAAATGCCGTACCTGCGGCGACATGTTGAGCAGCGCATGGGAAAGCGAGCAACGTCAGCACAACATGATCAACTGGGACAATCCCAAAAACAACTGGATGCGACCCGAAGTGCGCGAGCAAATAAGTGCATTTCAAGACACACAAGTAGAAGCAGAATTTGCTGAAGCAGTAGAACAACACAGAGTAGAAGAAGTATACTGGGTTGGTGGTGAACCGTTGATGTATGAACAGCACTGGCGTTACATGAAACGTATAATTGAATTAGGAGATGGTCCACGTGTTTATGCCAGGTACAATACTAATCTTAGTCGCACCCGTTATGGTGGTGTTGATCTGTTTACGGATATCCTAGCGCATGTCAGAGACTGGCAAATCTGTGCCAGCATTGACGGAACAGGAGCCACTGGCGAATACATCCGTACTGGACTTGACTATAGTACATGGCGAGATAATTTTGCCCACGGCGTGGCAATTGCCCGGCATCGTCGACAAATGCGTATTGATTTTACCCTTACCCTGCCAGGCCTGTTTGAAGTTGAAAACATACAACGACTTGCAGAAGAATTTGGAGTTGACATCCTGGCCAAAGTGGTGTTTAGTTTCAGCCCAGATATTGTGCTGAGTCCATTGGCCTTGCCAAGAGAGCTATTAGACAAAAAAGTAGACACGCTGGTGGCCAATGTAAATACAGGAGCATTACGAGACGTACTGTTACAGTTAAAAAATCGACCCGTGTTTTCAGAGCAATGGCCCGACACTTATCAAGCTGGGCTTGCCAAGGGCAAACGTCGCATATTACAGTTGGAACAGATCCGCAAAGATACCCATACTCTGTCGGATATACTACAACAGGATCCAGAAATTTATGAATGGTACAACTCAATTGCTTGATGTTGTTGAAATAGATCTAGGCACAGGCACAGATGCCCTGACTGTGTACATCAACGTGGCCGATAATACATTGAGTCGCAAATGGCTTCAAGCCCTGAATGAGTTGATTGCCAAAGAATATCATTTAGAAAAGAACTTTTGTTTTTTAGGATTTGCTGACAGTGTTAGAAATGGCACTTATATACTGGAAAAAATAAACCAAAGCATTGAGGCCATTAACCGAGCCAATATTGGTTATCAAATCAACGATCACTTTAGTCTGGCCAACAGTGTAGCAGAGGATCAGGGTGTTGACCATGCACATTTTAATCAGCTACATCGTTATTTTGAAGACTTACAAGGCAGTAGCGGGCATATCAGCGACTACTATTGGCGGGCAGACAACACCACACGCTGGCATATTAGACAGTTAAATCTGTTGTGTCACGAGTTTGAATCGTGGCAACTGAGCTGGCGTAAAAAACACACAGCACCCGAGTGGGAAAGACCCAGTCAACTCATGTGTTGGTTACGGGCACCACGTTTTACTCTGGATGAAGCAGATTATGAATTGTTTGGCGTAGAAACTATCAATCGTACACTGGGCGGAGTATATGTGGGCGTTAACAAAGCAGTGGGCAAACACCATTGGGAAGTGTTCAACGATGAAGGGCGTGACAGTAGAATAGGTGAACTAACCACAACTAGCCTCAAAGCACAAACCGAAGCTGCCGGAGACTTTGATATAGAGTGGGGAGTAGACCCATCCAACAGGCCCTGGCAGATCAATCACCTTAAAGAATTTAGAGGATGGCTCCGTGACAACAACTTTGACCCAGAAGATAAAAGTTTAACAATAGGACACCCGCAGGTGGGACAAGTGGACTTACAACGTAGCTTTGGCACAGAAGATTGCCAGGCGATCTGGGCACAGTTAAATACTCACTTAAATGTTTGTGCAATAAGAACCAATGAAGCACAAGTGCAGTACCCGTATCATTGGTGGGACGCAGATTATATGGAGAAACAAATATCATGTCTTGGATAAAAAACATAATCAGTCGTATTCGATTGGAAATACGCTATCGTAAGAAGCTTAAAGAACTACGCAAAAGAGATCCATTTATCTATAAATGAAACTAGCACCAGTTCAACATATACTTGGTATCAGTGCAGGCTTTCACGATGCCGCTGCCACCTTGATCGACACGCACGGTGATATTGTATTTGCTGGACACAGTGAACGCTATAGTAAACGCAAGAATGATAGCAATATTCATTCCAGCATGTTGAATGAGTTTTGTGAATACCCTATAGACACCATAGCATATTATGAACGTCCATTGATCAAACAGTTGCGTCGTTTAAGATCAGGAGAAGGTGTTGATTTTGGCAGTTTGACCACTAGACAAATACTTAAACAACAATTGGGTGCTTGGTTACAATATCTACCCAAACATATTAAAAGTTATAATCATCACCTTAGTCACGCGGCCGCTGGCTTTCAGACCAGCCCTTACAACCGGGCCACAGTGGTTGTAATAGATGCCATTGGTGAGTTTGATACTGTATCAATATATGCCGCACATTATGATCAAACGGGTCTGGCACAATATCACAAGTTATGGGGACAACGCTACCCACGCTCAATAGGCCTGTTTTACAGTGCTGTTACTCAGCGTATTGGCCTACACCCGTTGGATGAAGAATACATTACCATGGGCATGGCAGCTTGGGGTGAACCTCGTTATGTTGAAGAACTACGCCCTTTGCTCAGTGAAAATCTACACATAGGTATTGATCCTGGATTCTTACCTGAGGCCAGTAATGAAGATATTGCTGCTAGTGCGCAGGTTTTAACAGAACAACTGATATATAATATAATGCGTTACGCCCGAGAGTTTGGATGGAGCTCTAATTTAGTCTACATGGGTGGCGTTGCTTTAAACTGTCTTGCTAATAGAAAACTTGGTGAATTTTTTGAAAACATTTGGATTATGCCTTGTCCTGGTGACGCTGGTAGCAGTCTTGGCGCTGCCGCATTGGCATACGGACACAGAATTAACTGGAGAGATGCGTACCTTGGCCATGAAATCACAGGAGAATATCCTGTTGATGCCATCGTCGATAGTTTACTCAGTGATAGAATCTGCGGTGTCGCTAGCGGTCGGGCAGAGTTTGGACCCAGAGCTCTTGGAAATAGAAGTCTCCTCGCCGACCCCAGGGGACCGGATATAAAAGATAGAGTAAATGCGATCAAACGTCGTCAACAGTTCCGTCCGTTTGCTCCGGTGGTGTTAGAGGAATATGCTGATCTTTATTTTGAAATGCCCTCAGGGTGGAGTGATAGCCGTTACATGCAGATTGTTGGACGTTGTAAGTATCCTGATGTATTCCCAGCAGTCATTCACATAGATGGAACCAGTCGCATACAAACAGTGCCCAAAGACGGGTCAGGTATAAGGCGACTGTTAGAAGCCTGGATGGAACAGACTGGTTGCCCTGTGTTACTCAATACCAGCCTGAACATACGTGGCGAACCCATGGTCAATGACCGTGCTGACGCAGATCGCTTTGAACAACTGTACGGCGTTCGGGTACACTCGTGAAACGCTTATACATAGGTGGTGATAGCTTTTGTTATTATCGCAAGGAAGTTACAGATTGGCCCAATGCAGTTGCTGCTAAATTAGGTTGTGAACTACGTGGACGAGGATTTCCCGGCGACAGCTGGTGGTTGACTAGAAAAAATCTCTTAGAGAATTTGGCCAGCTTTCCAGATATGCAGACGTTTATCTTTTGCCATACCAACCCGCATAGACCACTCAGTGCTCAAAAACTGTTTAAGAATCACGAAGCTGAACAGGTCAAACAACAGTATCTTAAATATTTTGCTGATGACGAAATCAGCTTGTGGGCAGTAAAACATTGGTATTTAGAACTGAATCAACTGTTGGCAGGACGTCAAGTGTTGCACTTCCAATCATTTAGCAGCAGTCAAGAGCCGTTTAAACTGCTGTCAGGCACCAAAGTCTCAACACCATTGGTTGAATTAAGTCTAGGTGCTGACCACTCAGGGTCAGCTCTTATAAATGATGATAGAAGAAATCATTTTAGCACAGAGCAAAATCAACTGTTTGCCCAACAAGTGTTAGATTGTCTAGCCAGTGATAAAAACGATTTACAAATCAGCTGGCGTAGCTAGAGTCATTTGCCCAATGGTCATGTGATGTATTGTATAGTTTAAATCCTGTAACAATTGTTCGGCCGCTTTTCTATCAGTTTTATGATGTTCAAATGCCACAAAAGGTCCACAGCGTTGTATAGTATTGACAGCGCCTTCAAGGGCCTTGAACTCCATACCTTCTATATCTAATTTAATAAACACCACCGAATCAAGATTCAAACTGTCAATGGTTCTGGTTGCTATGGTATCAGTTACCGCTAGTGTTTGTCCGTTAAAGTCAGACTGTGCGTAAGGTGGTTCAAATTCATATGCGCCAAAATTTGCTCCCCATTCATAGTCTATTTTGTTATAGGTTGCTGTACCGCAAGTGTCTGATACTGCACAACAAGTTGCTTGTGCGTTAGTCAAACAATTTAGTTGTATAGTTTGCTGAACGCATTCAACCAGCGGTGGCTGACAATCAAAGGCCAATATAGTATTTTGCGGATATCTACGTGCCAACGGTACAGTCCAGGTGCCGATGTTACAACCAACGTCCAGCATGTGCCCGGACTTGTTGGCATAGTAGCGTTGATAAACGCCAAGTATTTCTAGTGTACTGCCAAACTCCCAATGCCCAAGACGTTGTAGTTCTTCAGCAATTCTTATGTCAGTTTCTATAGCCGCTATAGGACCAAAGAATGTGGGCACAGTGCGAAACATCAAAGATAAGTTTCTAATCCACCACGTCGGCGTAGATCCTGGGTACAGCAACTGATACCACCATCCCAGAAATAACTGTGGCGCAGTTCCGAAATGATAGGATTGATTCTGTGCCGTTTACAAAAGTCAAACACTTCTTTGTTATAAGCAGAGAATATAACATTCTCTTCATCCAACACCAAGCAATTGACATCAAACACTGTTTCAGCCACAAAGCCTGTCCATTTGTTCAAGTAAGTATCTACAAAACTAGTAAACTCAGGCGTGGGTGTTGCGCCTTGTATATACCAAGCGCCAGGACTTTGTTCATACTTAAATTTGCCCACTTCCATAGCGGCCCAGATACTGCTGTCCCAGACTTTGTGTACTTCCCAACCGGGAAAGTCCTTGGCCAAATCTAAATGAAAGTCGTGTTTGCTACTTAATATAACACCGGGTTTAAGGATGGCAAACACAGCATCTCCGTGTCCATCAGTGATGGCTTCGTGTATGCGATAGTCTGGTCCCAAACAGTTGTCCACAATCCAGCGTGTTTGCTCAGGCCGTAAAAAATCACTGTTGTCAAAAAACACATCACGGCCCACACGCACAATACAACTGGCTGATGCACCATTTAAAATGCAGTCGGGATCCCACTGTGACTTGTGTGGATTGATCACCTGGTCTGCATAGTCAGCGCAGATGTCATCCAGTTCAGGCATGTGCAGTACACGTAGTAGTTTGTCACCCAAGGTAATTTGCCAATCTCTGGGTGTGAGTGGTGGCAGGGGAGCACCGCCTCCGTGTGTTTGAAACCACTGGAATTGATCCTTTGACATGATGTTGGGACGTCGCACTCGTGCGCCATAGCGTTCAATAGTGCGTTGTAAGTTATCCAGGTCTTCGGTTGTTTCGGACAAGATTTGCGAAAGCTGTTCGCGTACCTGTGCGTTTTCTACAAAGTCAAAATAGTCGGGTGGGTAAGCACGGCCCACAATTACTTCTTCAAGCGGTTGCCAGCTGGTATAGGAATTTATCATAGTTTATTAAGTCGTC